GCCGGATATGCGAGCCGTGCCGCCTATTCCGATTTAGCCGGAGACGTTGCAGAGGATAGCCCGATTAACGACCGCTTTTTGTCGAAGATTACCGCCGACATAGCAAAAGGGCACATTACTTTTCAGCAGGGCTTAACGGCTATCGGTTTGGCAATATTCAAGGACGGCGCACACTTTGGCGAGTTTGTCAAATCCCTGTATGCAGGTAAGGGCGCAGGTATTGACGCACAAGGTAACGCCGAGGTGGAAAGCCTAAGAGTGCGCAGCTACTTTGAGTGTCTGGAATTGATAGTAAACCGATTGTCTGCAATCGAGGGCGACCAACTTCTAACAGAAGCGGACACAATCGAAAGCGTGGACGATTTGGGCGATGGTTGTTTTGGTTTGCACCTGAGAAGCAAATGGGACGGATATTTTACCGCCCAAGCCGAAAACAATGTGCTTAAAGGTATCATCAATACTTTGGCGCAGGGAAGCGGCAAGTATTACACGGCATGGTTTAGAGTTAATAGCGTTAATACCGCTAACAACTACATAGAGGTGACGCAGTACCCGGACACCGAAGTACCAAGCGGCAAGAATTACCCACCATGCGAAATGATGAAGATTGCACGATGGGGAAACCAAACGGACACGAAACGGCAAGATTGTTTGTACCTGTCGAGTACAGAGGGGCGAATCGTCAAGCTAAAGGGAGTGACTAAGCCGATTTTGGATAACGCTAACTATGGTGCAGCTTTCGGCAGTTTGCCCGAATTTGTGTACGAGTTATTGGACGATAACGGCAACCCTTTGCCAATACGTGATGGTTTAGACTATATGTATATACCGGGTATCGTCACAATGGACGTTATCAGACTTAACAAGTGGACTGGTAAGCCATTGGTTACGTATGTGGATCGTGGGGCGTGGACGCAAAGCGGTAAGTACTATTGTGATGCTATCAACCCGGACACCAGGGAGTATGAGACATCAGACGTTTGGTTTAATGGCTGCAAGTACAGATGTTGCAAGAACCTCACAACGACCGCCCCGGCATGGAACAATACCGATTGGGCGATGATCGAGGGAAGCCCAGACTTTGCCGTAGATTTCCAAGAGCCTGAAAGTATCTTAGACCCGGACAAAATAGACCTCACGCTAACCATCGTGGCAACTCTGTATAATATGAATATCACAGACGATATTTTGGACGCAGACGTAATGTGGACGAGATACAGCGAGGACGCAGAGGGCAACGAGAGAACGGCGAGCGACAACGTTTGGAGTTTGCGCCACGCCAATACCGGAAAGTCTTTGCACCTCACAGCCGAGGACATGGATTTTAACGGCTATATGCCCAAAGTGATACGCTTTACGGCTACCGTTACTTTGCGTGATGGCATGGGCAACGAAGCGGCAACGGCGGCAGTCAGTTACGAGTATTAATTTAAACATAGCGCAGTTATGAAAACAAAAAGATTTGATTTCAACTTTAAGCCACTGCAAATTAATGTTAGCATGGTGGTTGAGGGCGGCGTTTCGGATAGTCAGAACTACGACGCAGACACCGACACATATACGCCCGACTATACCATAGACGCATCTAACTTAATAGTGCAGCCAAATATCAGTAGGCTTGATAAAGACGAGGTTTTAACGCCGGGCTTGATTAATCAAGACCTCACTAACGTAGTCTGGTATGAGGTGAACAAAGGAACGGCCGACACCGTGATAGATAGCACTAACCCAGACTTTGAGGTAATCAGCAAAGGCGCAAAGGCAGGACGTATTAGGATCAAGAAGAACGCCAAACCGCAGATACCTATGAATCTACGATTTGAAGCCGACTACAAAGACCCACGTACTAATCAGGTGTACCACATCATCAAGCCGCACCAAGTGCAGTGCAAGAACGCCACAGCATACACGCCACTTCTGGTATTGGATGCAGCCGCCCAAACTATCTACAACCCATTGAGCGACCCAGACACACAGACGGTACACGCATCATTGAGATTGGGCGTTAATGAGTGCCCGGAGAATAAGCGTTTGTTTGTTTGGGAGGTAATGCGAGAAGACGGAACATTTACCGCCGTAGGCAGCGACACCACGTTAGACTATGACGTAGTAGTGGCAGCAGACGGAAACAGTTGTACCGTTAATCGTAGTCTCATGGGTACAGAGCTTTATTTAAGATGCAGGGCGAAGTATAGCCCGGATGGAAACCCAAGCGGCGTAACACTATCGGACAACGCCCCTACTAAGTTAGTGGCATTTATTCGTAGAATCCCAAAATTTGAGTACGACATCGGCGAACTACCTACCAACCTACCAAGCGGTTTGTTAGAGATTGCGCCAACGGCGAAGATTTGGAATACTAACGGCATGATCGACAACCCGGAACGTGAGTTATTGCCGCTTTGGTATGTTGCAACAAATGCGCAGTCAGGAACGCTTAACTATTCGCTCATAGCACATGGAATGAAACCGACGCTTTCAACAGGAAAGGTTAGCCAGACGTTAGGCGGTGTTTATGGTTTGGACGTTAAGGACGTTGGCCCGGCATGTGCATGGGAAGATAGCGACGGCGCAGTATTCGTTGATGCAGACGATAATGTGATATTAATCAAATAACAATTTAATCAATATAAGATTATGGCAAGATACATTAAAGCAAATCCATTGGTTGCACGATACTTGCAACTGGAAAACGACCGTAACATGGTAAGTGATGGCAACTATCTGTTTTGGCAAAACGATATGTTGAAGTTTGGCCCACTAACCCAACTTAACGACATATTGGTTAAGATTGGAGGTATTGCACTTATGCCACATGAGGCGAGAAGCGAGCAGGACGGTACTATTTGCCGACCTTTGCCAATGGCAACCGATGCACGCTTTCAGCAGCCTATTAAGGCTAACGTTAATGATGCTATCGTAGGTGGCGACACTAACACCGAGCAGGGCGCAGATGGTGAGGGTGAGAACAGCGAGAGCACCGACAATGGCGGCAACAGCAACGAGGGCCAGGCCAACGAGGAAAATGCGGAGGGCGACCAACAGCCGGAAGCGTCAGAGAGTGAGCAAACAGAAAGTGAAACCAAAAAGTAAGGAACTATGAGCAAAGCGAGTACAACCCGAACGATTAAGTTTATTGCAAAGGCAGGAACTTATACGGCATTGATCATGTGCCCAGATGGTGACATCTACCAAGAATGGGAGGGCACGGAATCCGACGTTACTAAGGTGCTCCCAAACTTTGAACAGACAAAGCCGAAACTTAACTTTGTCTGTATGAGTAGCCGAGTAGCCGAGGGAGTGGCAACGCCTGATAGTATGCAGTACTTTTTCAATGGTACGAAAATCGAGTTTAACGGCGATACGTCAAGCGGCATTTTTGCAGGCTACTTTAAGAAGTTTGCACCAAGCGGCGACAACATCTACTATGGTTTGCAGATTGTTAAGAATTTGGTAGAAATCGCAGGTTTTGCCCCGGTAACTATCAAGATGGTGGCAGCTATCAGTTATGGCACACAAAGCGATAATATCCAAGCTACCTATACAATCCCAGTGCAGAAAGCAACAGGTACAAGTTATCGTGTTACCATCGTCGCAGGAGATAACAAGGGCTTTGTTATTACCGACAAGGGCGGCAGTTGCGTTTTAAAGGCAATGGCATACCAGAACTACGAGGAAATCACCAAAGATTTAACCTATGTGTGGGAGAAGATGGGAGCCAGTGGTTGGGAGGTAATCAACGGACAGACCGCCCAGACGCTTACAGTGTCAGGCAGCAGCATAGACACATACGGAGAGTACCGGGTAACAGTTAATCGTAGTGGCGTTGAAATCGGTAAGGACATACAGGGCGTTATGGACGCATCCGACCCCTACGACATCGACGCACGCCCGATACCGGAAGACGAGGCGATAAGCGAAGATGAAAGCGGCAACGGCAAAGTAACCTATACGCCGTGGATCGTCAAGCGTGGAACGAACACCCAAGCAGTCAAAGACGCTAAGTTTTTCTTTGTCGTGAAAGATGCAGCAGGTGTTTACCTGAATAGTGACAGCGAGCGAAAAACGGCGGTTGCAAGCTATGCCGTAACACGTGATATGTGTTTGCAAAATGGTGGAGACATCAGCGTAACGATAACATCAGAAAGTTAAGCCTATGGGTGTGTCAATAACAAGAATTGTTAAGTTTATACGCAAGGGAAAGGGCGTAATTGTCGCCCAATCCCGAAACGTATATAACTATACCTACAAGGAGTGGACGCAGTTCTACGGACTTAGCGGGCGGTCAGTCAATTGGGACGGAATCATAAATGTATCTGATTTTTCCGTAGGTGACACGATGGTTATTAATGGCACGGTATCAGACAAAAAAAGTATTACCATCAGTCTTTACGCTAAAGTAACGGCTATCGACACAAACCGGGCTATAATAACGGCTCAATCACTATACTACATTGCAAGTGGTGAGAATGGAAAAGACGGAAACGATGGCATAGACGCAATAACCATTGACATTACGCCGCCGATCATTTTACACAAAAAGACGGCCACCAATACCTCATACGCAGTTACCATTAAAGTATTTGAGGGTACAAAGCAACTGATAAGTAGTAACGGCAGTGGAAGCAGCTTTAAGTGTAACGTGGATACATCTAATTTCCCGACTGGTTTAAAAGGGAACACAGTAGCAGGCACAAATGTTTATACGCTTATTTTGGTGGCAGAAGCAAATTTCAATCCAAGCAAAGATATAGCAATATCTATTGTTTGCAGGGGCGTAACGCATAAACGCACCGTGTCATTTAAGACTGTAGCCGATGGGCAACCCGGAGCTAAAGGCGACAGAGGCCCGGCACTACGAGGCCCACAAGCGTGGAGCGATTGCGCCGTAGGATATATGTTTCAGTCGGGAGCAAGCGGCGAGGAATACAAGGACATAGTTTTGTATGGCAATAACTATTATTCTTGCATCAAATCGCACACCAAGACCGCAAGCAATAACCCAGGAAGTGCAACAGACACCAATAGCGGACTTTGGAAGTTAGCCGACAAACTGGAAATGGTGGCTACAAAGATACTGTTAGCGCAGTATGCTTTAGTCAAAAATTTGGGTGTGGAGGCTATCGACATGAAAGACGCTAACGGTAACATTATCTTTCAGGCAAAAGACGGCAACGTTACTTGCAATAGCGGTACGTTCACAAATGGCACGTTCACAAATGTAAAGGTTATCGGCTCAATACGAAATCCTTTCAATTTGGCTAATGATAGCTTTGATGTTGATTACGGCGATAATGTGGCTGTGCTTAGTAGCGGTGGCGATTGGTTA